GGGCAAGTTTCTTGGCAAGGATGGGCAATATGCCGGGTCCAGAGCGCAAGGACGGTGAACCCACCCGGCTGCTGCTGAGTCTCAATGCCTGGGGGGCCAGCAGTAAGGAAGACGCAAGGTCCAAGGCCAAGGCTATCTCAGCTCGAAACAAGAAATGAGAACACCATGTTGATGCCATTAAAGATACCCGCAGGCGTGTACCGCAACGGCACCGAGTACCAATCAATGGGTCGGTGGTTCAACGCCAACCTGGTGCGTTGGTTTGAGAACACACTCAGACCCGTTGGTGGCTGGCGCAAGCGGTCATCAAGCCAGATGACGGGTAAGTGCAGGGGCATCATCAACTGGCGTGATGATGACGCCGAGCGATGGATTGTGGCTGGCACCAACACCAAGCTGTTTGTGATGAACCAGAGTGGAACACTCAAGGACATCACGCCAACCATCTTCACGGCAGGTGCTGCAGATGCGTCCTTGCTGATTGGCTACGGCTACAACACCTATGGCGACTTTGCCTACGGTGTAGCCAGGCCAGACACTGGACAAATCATCAACGCTGCCACCTGGTCAATGGACACCTGGGGCGAATATTGGATTGGCTGCTGCACAAGCGATGGTCAGCTGCTGGAGTGGACACTTGGATTTGTGACGCCCACCAAGGCCATTGCGCTGGTGAATGCACCCACAGGCTGCGCGGCGGTGATGACAACCTCTGAGCGTTTTGTGTTTGCCTTGGGGGCCAGCAACAACCCACGCCTGGTGGCATGGTCCGACCAGGAGGACAACACCACCTGGACGCCAGCCAGCAACAACCAGGCAGGCAGCTTTGAGTTGACAACTGTCGGCTCCATCCTAGCGGGTAAGCGGGTGCGTGGCGTTAACCTGATATTCACTGACGTTGATGTCCATACGTCCAGCTACATTGGTCAGCCGTTCGTGTTTAGCTTCGAGAAGGCTGGCTCTGGTTGCGGCTTGATTGGACCCCAGGCTGTAGCAGCAATTGACACTGCCGCCATCTGGATGTCACGCTCTGGATTCTGGATTTACGATGGATACGTCAAGCCACTGCCATCAGACATTGGTGACTTCGTGTTTGGCAACATGAACTACGAGCAGGCCAGCAAGGTGTACGCTGTCCACAACAGCAAGTTCGGTGAGATATGGTGGTTCTACACCAGCGCAGCCAGCACCGAGAATGACAGTTACTGCATCTACAACTACAGGGAAAATCACTGGAGCCTTGGCACACTCGCAAGGCTGGCTGGCGTTGACAAGGGCGTCTTTAGCAACCCGCTGATGGTCAGCTCTGATGGATTCATTTATGAGCATGAGGTGGGATTTGCCTACGACTCACAGACCATTTTTGCTGAGTCAGGCCCGGTGGAGATTGGCAACGGTGAGCAGATCATGCAGGTCCGCAAGGTGATACCTGACGAGTCCAACCTTGGTGATGTCAGCATCAGCTTCAGCAGCCGTTTCTACCCGACAGCCACTGAGACAAGCTATGGACCCTTTACCAGCGCCAACCCAACAGACGCTAGGTTTAGTGGGCGCCAGATCAAGATGAAGGTGACAGCGGATACCCTGAGTGATTGGCGGGTGGGGGTGATGCGCCTGGATGCGGTGCCAGCCGGGAAACGCTGATGAAGGTTCCAACCCCACCACAAACGTACACGCCAGTGGCAGAGGCCCAGCGTAACTTCCTCATTGAAACGGCAGACAGGCTGAACCGAAAGATCAATGCGGACGTTGAGATCAGCAGCAGCAAGCTGATACTGACCTCGCCCAACGGGAGTAGGTACAGTGTGGTGGTCAGCAACGCAGGAGCATTGTCGGCAACGGCGCTATGACAGATATTGAGAGATTGAGGCCAGAGATTGAAAAAGCCTTAAAATATTCTTTAAACACTCACACATTTGATGATGTTGCTGAGTTGGTCCAGCAAGCCAAGATGCAACTCTGGCCTGGAAAGAGTTCGGTGATTGTGACGGAGATTGTTCTCTATCCACAACATAAATGCCTTAACTACTTCATAGCAGCAGGCGTGATGGACGAATTAGAACTGATGACGCCCATGATTGAGTCCTGGGGCAAGGGACTTGGATGCACTCGCGTCAGTTTAGCTGGACGCAAGGGCTGGCAACGGACATTTTTGGCGCAACGAGGTTACACACCGCAATGGTGGATTATGAGTAAGGAGCTTTGAAATGGCAGACATATCAATTACACAAGCCTATCAGCAGGTCTTAGGTAGGACGCCAAGTGCATCTGAACTTGCCTATTGGACAACTCAGTTTGGGGGCAGCGTTGACCCAGTTGAGCTGTCCAACTTCAGCGTAGCGTCTCAACCAGAACGAGCTGCAGCGCCAAATACCAATGATGCTATTCGTCAGATGTACAAGAAAGTGGTTGGGCGTGAACCTGACGCAGCTGGATTGAAGTACTTCTCTGACCGTTTTGGTGCTGATGTTGACTCTACTGAGCTGGGTATTTTCCGTGGCATGGCGGCTGAAGAAGTTGCTGCTAATGCAGCCAAGACTGCTACTACAGGTGGAGCTGATGATAGTGTTGACATACAAGTTGTTGTATATGGCCCAGACGGAACACCCTATGGTAGCCCTGCTGCTGCTCGCGCTGCTGGTGTGACTAACTACACTACCGGCCGGCTCGGTCTCGGCGCGAACCTGAGTACGGAAATGGAGCGTCCTGCTACCACTGGTGCTACTACTGCTGCAGGGATGTCCATCACACAAGCCTATCAGCAGGTCTTAGGCAGGACGCCCAGTGCATCTGAACTTGCCTATTGGACAACTCAGTTTGGGGGCAGTGTTGACGCAAAAGAACTGTCAACCTTGAGTGTTTCGGCTCAACCAGAACGAGCTGCAGTTCCCACAACAAACAACGCTGTTCGGCTGATGTATCTGTCGGTGCTGGGCCGTGAGCCTGATGCCAGCGGACTCAAGTACTTCTCTGATCTATTTGGTACTGATGTTGACGCCTCGGAGCTGGGCATCTTCAAGGGGATGTCGAGCCAAGAGTTAGCTGCCAATGCAGCCAGAAACGCTGGAACTACAACCAACACAGCAGGAGCAATCAACAGGCCAACAACGCCAGGTCAAGTCACAGGCACCCAGCTCGCACCAGCAGCAGTCACCAACACTGCCATTGCAGGCACTCCCTACACCAGCGTCTACACGCCAGCAACGATGCAGCAGAACGCGCCTACGCTGGCAAGCATCCAGGCTGCAGCGCAGTCCTCAAACCCCTATCAGTCCCTGATGGCTTTAACGCCACAGCGGTCAATGCCAGCAAGCTATACAGGGTTGCTGGGGACGACAACTGCCAACACCAACCTTGGTGGCTTTGAACCAAAGATTTACAAGCCGCCTGTAACAGCAGAAACGACTAAAACGACAACTGGCGGTGGCGCTGATGGCGTAAACAACTCAGGTGACCAGCGTGGACCGGGAACTGACAACACGGGTACTGGTCAAACAGGATATGGAAATGTTGCTAATTTGGCTGGAGAAGCACACCGAGCAGGATTAACCACTATTGGTAATTTTGTGGGCGGGTTTGTACCAGTAGGTGCAGAGTACAACAAAACTAACTTAACGACAGGACTTCCGGAAAAGGGAACTTTTACTACAGCGGATTTGGCTGCCCTTGGAAATAAAGACGCTATAGCTGCAGTGACTTCTCAAAATCAACGAACAGCGCAAGATAAAGAACAGCAAAGTAGCAAATCTCCGTTTGACGGTGTTGACGTAGAAGGCGGTGATTTAGGTACGTTTCTTGCCAAGGGCGGCATGGTCAACATAAAACCCCAGCGGCATAACCCACCTGGTCCTGATGATGGCTATGCTGCCCTGGACAATGGCGAGTACGTCATCCGCAAGAGCGCAGTGAAGAAGTACGGCGCAAACATTTTCGAGCAAATCAACGCAGGCAGGATTCCCGCCCAGCGTCTGAAATCTTTGTTGGAGTGACATTATGAGCAAGAGCGGCGGCAACCAGATAAGCACAACGTCAATTGACCCGGACGTTAAGAAAGCCTACCTGCAGAACTTGCAGCAGGCGCAGGGTGTAGCGGCAGCATTGCCCGTCAGGGAGTTTGCTGATTTCAACCCCGTCTATCAGGCTGGTGAGCAGCAACTGGTGAACACTGGCTTGGCTGGGCGTGGCATTGACACTACGAACATTGCAGCAGAGTACGCCAACCGGGCGGCGCAGTTCCAGCCCTACTACACGGGCAATGTCAATGCCGGGATGACCAACCAGTTTGGTGCTGTGGGCTACACGCCCACTGCTGCTAGTGCTGCTCAAGCCAAGATGAGCGACATCAGCAGCTACATGAACCCCTATACCCAACAGGTCATTGGCGGTTATGACCCCGTCACCAAGACATCCACGGGTGTGCTGGGCGACATTGAATCCGCACGGCAGGCGGCTGTGCAGCAGATGGGTGAGGCTGCAACCAGGGCCAAGGCATTTGGTGGTACACGCCAGGGTGTGGCTGAAGCTGCCACCAACCGAGCCTATGCTGACAAGGCAGCTCAGATGTCCGCACAGATGCGCCAGCAGGGGTTTGACGCCAGCGCCAACCTGATGCAGCAAGACCTCAACCGTATGCAGCAGGCCAACCTGCAATCGTCACAGCAGGGTGCTGGTGCAGCGCAGTATGGTGCTGGTGCCATCAACCAAGCAATGCAACAAAACGCAGCAGCGCAGAACGAAATGCAACGCTACAACGCAAGCCTGGCCCAGCAGAGCGACCTTGCAAACCAGCAAGCCTACGCTGCAGCCAATGCACAGCGTCTAGGTGCTGCAGGTCAGCTAGGTGCATTAGGTCAGCAACAGCAGAACCTGGGCATGAGTGGCGCACAGGCAGTGATGGGAGCAGGGCAAGCGCAGCAGCAAATGACCCAACAGCAGTACGATGCCTTGCGGAACATTGGCATGGAGAAGCTGGGTGTTGCTCAGTCTGGATTGGGCCAAGCAATACCCAACCTTGGCGGCACTACCTCAACACCAACCAGTAAGAATGTCTTATCCAGCGCACTCGGAGGTGCTGGTGCTGGTTTTCAATTTGGCGGTCCAGTAGGTGCTGCAATTGGTGGTCTTCTTGGATTGTTAAGCTAGGAGAAAAACATGGCTGAATTTAACCTTGAAGGGCTGCTAGGCAACGTCTTTGGCGGCGGTGGCGGTAATTACCTGGACGAGTACCTGACGCCAGAGCAGAGGCGAATGATGCAACGGAATGCCATGCTGGCAGCGTCTGCAGCCTTGCTTAAGGCTGGCGGGGAAAGCACCAGGCGCATTGGCATTGGCGAGGCACTAGGTGAAGCTCTACAGGCAGGACAGGGCGGCTACGAGAAAGCTCAGACGGGTGCCTTGACGCAGATGGCTCTGAAGCAGAAGCTGGATGAGGCGAAGAGAGCAGCAGAGTTGAGAAAAAGGATTGCGGGTGTATTCACGCCCCAAACAGCAGCGCCAGTTGATGCCATGCTCCAGCCTGCAGCACCAATGACATTGCCTAAAGTTGGTGACCCGTATTTACGCAGAAGCATCATTGAGAATCCAGAGCGCAGAGAAGATCAAGTGCCTATGGACCAGATGCAACAGATGTATACCACCCAAGCTGATTTAGATGCAGTTCAAAATTACAAGGGACCGCAAGTGCAACTACCACCTGACTTGACAGCGCCAGTTAATCGGCCTCCAACAGCACAAGGCATGGCAATGCCAATGAACCAGAATGTTGCTAAAGCTAACCAATATCGCCAAGTAGCAAAAATGCTGGAGGACGATGGTCAATTAGAGAAGGCAATGCAGTACCAAAAGTTTGCGATGGAACTTGACCCACAAAACACTGCCACTGGAACAACTTTGTCAAAGTTAATTGCAGAACGCGCTATGCTGCCTCCTGGTAGTCCGTTGATACCAATATTGACAGCCGCAATTGAAAAGGAATCTCAAACTGCGCCAAGGGCAGGAACTTTACTATCGCAACTTCAAGCTGATTTGGCTGGGGCAACTGACCCAGAAATAAGAAGACAAATTAAAGCTAGGATACAAAAAGAAATTAACAACCCACCGCCTGCACAAAACATTGTCAACATAAACGAAGGACAAAAGGGGCTTGAGAATGTAATGAAGATAGGTGCCGCCTTTAAGGATGAGCCTATCTACAAAGAATATCAAGGAATGCAAACAGCCTTTAATCAAGTAAATACTGCGCTAAACCAGGAAACTCCAATTGGCGATCTTGCTGGTGCCACTAAGATCATGAAATTAATGGACCCTGGTTCAGTTGTGAGGGAGTCTGAACTTGCACTTGCAATGGCTGCTGCTGGACGTATGGACCTATTGAAAAATTTACTTAACCGAGCAATAACTGGTGAGAAGTTAACGCCTAAGCAGCGTCTTGATTTCAAGGCTTTGTCCAATGAGCTGTATGCAGCAGCAGGTCAGGCATACAACAATAAACGAAGTGAGTACGAGGCATTTGCTAATGCATACAAACTTCCCAACATAAGCACTTCTCTTGGCGCACCAGCCACTGTGCCATCAATAGTTAAACCTGGTGCAACACCAGGTGCGCGTCCTGCTGACATTCAAAGCATCATTGATCAATATCGGAGAACAAGATGAGTGATATGAGTGAGGTATATGACGCGCTGCGTAAGGCCAATGCTGCTGGCGATACGCAGTCTGTGGCTGCACTGATTGAGTACATCAACTCACAAGGGACAACAGCTTATGATATTTTAGGAGATACAACGCCAAGAAGGTCAATGCCAGATGAGATGATGCGTCAGGCTGGTTTGGCTACGAGGCCAATGGTTCAGTCTGCGATGACTGTTGGTGGATTAGTGCCAATGGTGGTGGACCCTTTGGTGAACCTGTTCAACCTAGCGACAGGGACAAAGCTGCTAACAAACACCCAAGCCGCCCAGTACAACGTCAACCGCATGGGTTTCCCACAGCCTGAGACTGCTCAGGAGAGGGTGGTGCAGGACGTTGCAAGTGCTGGCTATGGCACTGCTGGAGTTGCCAGGGCTGCTGGCGCAGTTGCCCCAAGGTTGCCGGGAATGCTCAGTGAGGCTGCTAAATTCTTCGCGCAAAGCCCACAGGCACAATCAGCAGCGGCGGTGTCAGCAGCAACCGCGGGAGGTGCATTGCGGGAGGGTGGTGCCAACCCCTATGCTCAGATGGGCGGTGCATTGATGGCGGGTATGGTGGCTCCAGGAGGGCCAATGCTGTCCACCACACAACGAGCCTTGTCAGTGCCTGGTGGCCTGGTTAAGCCGTTCACGCAAGAGGGCCGGGAGGTCATTGTCGGCAATGTGCTGAACCGCCTTGCCACCAACCCAGAGCAGGCCATGCGGAACATGGCTGAGTCTGCGCCACTGGTGCCTGGTGTTAGGCCCACGGCGGCAGGCACAGCGCGTGACCCTGGCCTGGCTGGTGCAGAGACACCATTACGCTCCCCAACCTTTGACCCGTCCAACCTGTTTGGTCAGCAGATCAACCAAAATCAGGAGGCCATCCTCAACGCCTTCCGACAGATAGGTGGCAAGCCAGGCTCTATCCCCTACGCTGAAGCCAAGCGTTCAGCCATCACAACACCGATGCGTGAGGCTGCATTTGCCAACAAGCAAGCGGTGGACGTTGAGCCTGTACTCTCAGCTATCCAGGGAATTATGAGCAACCCGGCAACGCAACGCAAGACGGTTGATGATGCAATGGTCTACGTCCAGGGACTATTGGCAAAGCGGGTGAACCCAGAGACAGGCACCATTGACCCAATGTCCCTGTACAGCATCCGCAAGGACATCACGGATGCAATGGCGGGTAAGCTGTCTGGTGACCTGTCCAACCTCAGACTCGCCAAGGGACAACTTGCTGACCTTCTGCCTGTCATTGACAGGACCATTGACGCTGGTGCGCCAGGGTTTATGGATTACATGAGCAAATACGCCAAGTCCTCCCAAGGGATTGACCAGATGCGCCTGCTCCAAGGAATTGAGGCCAAGGTCACAACTGGACTGCCCAACCTCAGTACGGGTAACCCGGTCCTGGCGGCATCAGCACTACGCAGGCAGCTTGCGGCTGCACAGGATGAGCTTGGCACCAAGCTATCACCTTCAGCGCAGGGCAAGCTGGACAACATCATCAACGAGATCAACAGGGGCATGGCGGCAACTGCACCAGGTGTAAAACCACCAGGCTCAAACACATTCCAGAACATGAGCATGGGCAACCTCATTGGGCGGGTGTTCAGCGAGTCTCTGGCTGATAACACCACACTCCGCACTATGACAAGGCCGCTGGATTGGCTCTACAAGTTGCCTGATCAGCAAGTGCAGCAGCTGCTGGTGCAGGCCATGCTGGACCCCAAGCTGGCGGCAATGATGATGGCGAAGGCGAATATCATGCGGGTGGAGCCACTGGCAACATCACTGCGCCAGAAGGCACAGCAACTAGGTTTTGGAACTTTAATAGGAGCATCACAATGAGCAAGCTATCTCGGGACGACAACGGGCAACTGACAATCTTTGGCGCACTTGGCACCACCCAAGTGATGACGGTCACAGCCAGCAGCGTGCAGTCCACAGCAGTAGGTGCTGGCGTCACCATACTGCGCCTGGCGAATGGCTCTGCAGCGCACTGCCACTTTGCCATTGGAGCCAGCCCTACCGCCAGCCTGACCACCTCACCGATGCTGCCAGCGAATGCCATTGAGTATGTGGCCTGCGCCTCTGGTGACAAGGTGGCTGTGATTCGTGGCGCTACTGCCACCGATGTGTCCATCACGCAGATCAGCTAGGGGCGCATCATGGGGCTGTTGGATGATGAGGAGTTTCTGAAGAAGCGCAAGCCGAAATTGCTTGCTGATGTTCGGCAACTGCAGCGTCCATCAGAGCCTTACCTGCGCCAGCAGTATCCCGAGGTCTATGGTGGCCTGGGTGGACTGCTGGGCATGGCACCAGACGAGATGGCTGGGAGCGTCCTGGACCCCAATACCGCCAGGGTCAGGTCAGGCGCTCAGATTGGGTTCCCCGTTGGAACTGCAGCCCAGATAGCACCACTTGCACCAATGCTTGCACCAGCCGTTAAAGCAGGCGCCAGGGCGTTAGGTCCAACGGCAGTGCGTATGGGCGAGGGTTACTTGCAAAGCAAGGGTCTGATGCCTCAATTGGATGTGTACCACGGCAGTCCACACAAGTTTGACCGCTTCGATGCCAGCAAGATTGGCACGGGTGAAGGAAATCAAGCCTATGGGCATGGTCTGTATTTAGCTGAAAATCCAGGAGTTGCTGAAACTTACCAAAAAATGGTCAATACTGGGTCGATAAGCAAACAAGCTAAAAAATTTGTAAGAGAAAATATAATTGCTGGGGCCGACAATAATGCAATCTTAAAAGCTGCAACTTCGTCAAAAAACCAAGCAACCAGATGGGATTTAGAAGATGTAAAACGCGGTATTCCAGCTTCGCGGAATGACTATGTGAACGCAATGGATGAGGTGCAGGAATTTTTAACAAAAAATCCAATTTCACAAACTGATGGCTCACTCTACAAAGTAGACCTGCCAGACGCGCAAATAGCCAAGATGCTGGATTTTGACAAGCAACTAAGTGAACAAAGCGCCGAGGTAAAAAATATACTATTGCCTTACCAAAAAGAAATTGGCGGTAGTTTTGGTACTGGTGAGCAAACATTAAAAGCAATTGCTTTTGAAAGACGCATGAAAGGTCTTGATGATTCCCCTGCGGCTGTAGCACAACAGTTGAGAGACATGGGCATCCCCGGCATCAAATACCTAGACGCTACCAGCCGAGGTGCTGGAACTGGAACCCGCAACTTTGTCACCTTCCCTGGCGAAGAAAAGAGCCTGACCATACTGGAGCGCAACGGACAGCCGATGGTTGCTAGGACTCAACAACAAGACGCTACGCCTGACCTGTTGCAATACCAGCAAATGCTGGATGATGAGGAGCGCAAAAAACTAGGTGGTTTGCTGTTCCGCTAAGGATGCGGACAATCATCTGGCACAAACGCAAGGCAGTGAACCCCAGCGTACTTGCTTCTCGACTTCTCCCAGCGGTCAATGTAAACATCTGGCATCAGCGCAAGGGAACGGCTGATTTGGGATGCGCCAATGTCAAGCGCAAACGACAGCTCACTGGCAGTCATTCCATCAGGCGCTTGGGCCAGGGCGTCACGGATGCGTTTGGATAGAACTGTGATCGTCATGTGAGTGCATCCTTAAAGTGTTCGTAAAAGTCTGCAGCGTTCATAGCATTCCCCACAAGTAACCCGCCAGCCCTGCAATACCAACCAGCGCCAGCAGGAACACAACGAGGTGGGCAACCAGGTAGCACCACATCATCATCTCATAATCGTCATCATCATCCATGCTAACCCCCTGCCGCCAGGGTGTGCCGAGGCCAAAGGAAGGCGCTGCTCTCAATGGCACCCGCATCCTTCAGCTGCTCCACCGTCCACAGCTTCATCGGCGAATCCTTGGTATGCCCTGGCGTCACGAACACTGGCAAGCTGTAGTGCGGCAACAGCTTGATGCTGTTCAAGATGTAAACCGAGTGTTCAGTTAGTTCTAATCTGTCGCTCATAGCGTCACCAATGCTTTGACAACACGCTGCGCTCTACCTGACGATGCCATTCTTCGCTCTCCTGTGTCAACAATAAAGCCTTTGCGAATCAAGGGCGCAAAGCGTGGCGTGATTGAATGGGAGCGTAAATAAGACAGTTCACGCTCAACATCATCTGCAATGCAGCCGTTCTTGTGTTTGCAAATAACCTCATAAACCAGTGACTCCAGGTGATTAGAGTCAACTGTTTCTGCTGCCTCATGGCTTGTGTCTGGGTCAGTTGTTCGCACCAGTTTTTTGGGGTCAGTACCAAAATTAAACAGATCATCGTCATTCATAGTTGCACCTTTCTTGTTTTAAAACCACGGTGAGTAAAGCACTGCACCGACCCGTCTGCCAGCAGCTTCCATCCGGCGTTCTCGCCGCACATTGCTTGTACTGCTGCCTCAAAGCGTTGCTGACGCTCCTGCTCGGTCCTGGCGGCACGGTAAGCGGCAGCAGCATCCTGCGCTGCCTCAAACTCTGAAGGCCAATCCAGATAGTGGCTGGTGCCAAGCACCAGGGCGATGAGTGCTGCCGCCAGCCAGTTCATGCTGCACCTCGCTCAAATGCAGCGTCTTCAATCTGGTCTTCTAGGTCGCTCAACGCTTCTTCCTCAATTGTTTCAGCCAGGTCGCCAAGCACTTCGCTGATGTCCACGCCTTCGACCAAGGCCCAGATCAACTCAACAGCAGCAGCGCAGCCAGGGTCATCAAAGGTGGCGCGTTCTTCTTTTTCAAAAGCCAAGTAGCAGTCCAACACCAAACCGCCAGCAGTCTCAAAGCGGTGGTTGCACAGACCATACAAATCTGCTTTGGTGGGCTTGTATCCAGATGTCCAGATGGGGGCGCTCATGGTGTTGCCTTGTTAAAAAGTTCACGACCATTGGCTTTGCAAAAGGCTTGCTGCCAATCCGTAGGAACATCCCATTTATCAAATTGATTCTGTGGGATGCCAAGCTGCGCCATGAGGCGGTGTTTAAAACCTGCCCATCCGCTACGTTGAGCGCCAAGCAGTTTTGCGTTTGTAACAGTTGCTTTCATGCTGACTCCAGCACTTTGCAACAACTGATGCGTTTCTTTGCGCCAACCTCGCGGCTTGCAATGCCAGCGGCATGGTACTGCTGACGCTTGGCCCCGGTGCGGCTGGTGTAACCGACAGGCTCACGCCCATCGATTTCAATCACCTCAATGACCTGGGCCATGCCAGGACTGACCTGTTCAGCAGTGGCTGTAACCTTCACCGACCTCCAGCCTGCTGCTGTAAAAACTGATGCTGTGTATTGAATGTTCATGGTGATGTCCTTTCTGGGGCCGAAGCCCCTGGGTTGATCAGTAGCCAAACATGAAGGAAGGGAGTGACATTTTTACAATCAAGCTCTTGCGAGTTGCGGGGTGCAATGCAGCAACTTTTTCCCATTGCTGGGCTGCTTCTGTTGCCACATCAGCATCCAGCATGGCAGCTTGTGTAAGAGTGTCATTCCCGCCAAAAGTCACTGAATACAAAGCAACTCTGGCTTGAGCCACTGTTGCAGCGTGACGAGCTGCTTGGGCTTTTTTTAGGGCGTCTACTTTAGTCATGATGTTTTCCTGGTTGAGTCCCTGTGCAAAGTGCTAGGGCTTGGGTGTATTCTAGCGTCCTGCTAGTACCTGTCAAGGCTTTTACCAAAAATATTTCAACTGAAAACCCTTAAGGGTAAACACCTAGACAAATTCCTTGACTTGACGCTATAGCAATCTGCTAGACTGCTCGGCATGGAAAACAAACTCACAGCGCAGCAGCGCCAGGAACTCGCAGAGAAGGTCAACTTGAACGAACAATGGCTGTACCAGTGCCTGTCAGGGCGCAGGGACATGAGTCCTGCTGAAGCCATCCGAGTGGAGGCTGCATCAGGCGGCAGCGTTACCCGGCAGATGCTTTGCCAAGGCAACTGGGCCAAGATTTGGCCTGAGTTGGCATGAACAAGATTGAATTTGGCGATTGCCGAGAAACCATGCGCCGCTGGAAAGAGCAGGGCATCAAAGCGCAGACTTGCGTGACCAGCCCACCGTACTACGGTCTGAGAGACTACGGACATGAGGGGCAGCTTGGCCTTGAGGAAACACCAGAGCAGTACATCACGGCAATGGTCGAGGTGTTCCGTTGCGTATGGGATGTGCTGGAAGACGATGGGACGCTGTGGCTGAACATCGGAGATAGTTATAACGGGTCAGGCGGTCAAGGCACAAAACCTAACATCATGTCAAAAGAAGCGGCAGAAGGGCGTGGCGGCAAGGCAATCAAAGTTGACGGCATAAAACCCAAAGACCTTATCGGCATCCCGTGGATGATGGCCTTTGCCCTCCGTGCCGATGGCTGGTATCTGCGCCAAGACATCATCTGGCACAAGCCCAACCCCATGCCTGAGTCAGTGCAAGACCGATGCACTAAGGCGCATGAGTACATTTTTCTGATGAGCAAGTCCCAAAAGTATTATTACGATATTGATGCAATTAAAGAGCCGCTAAAAGGTGAACCAGAAACACGCAACAAAAACGGTGAAGGCTATCAGGCTGACTACGCGCATGGAGACAGGTTTAGTAAAGGAGAAAGAGTGTTTGGTGCTGACGGAATGGCTAACAAGCGCAGCGTTTGGACAGTAGCCACTAAGCCTTATAGCGGAGCACACTTTGCCGTTTTTCCATTAGACCTGATTGAGCCTTGCATCCTTGCTGGCGCACCAGTAGGCGGTATTGTCCTTGACCCATTTATGGGCAGCGGCACAACTGCACAGGTAGCGCAGAACCTTGGGCGGCAATACATTGGATGTGAATTGAATCCAGACTATTGCCAACTTCAAAACATTCGCACTGCACAACAATCACTGGACTTTATATGAACTACTTTCAGGCCCATAAACTTTTGGACGAAGTCAAGGATGGAATCTTCCACACCTTTGCCGACATCACAGCCGCGCTGGAACTCACTGGCGATTTGGATTTTGAATGAAGAAGGCCAAGCCGACGATGAGCATAGGCATCGCTGTCTCGTTCGGTGGCTCATCAAAAAAAGAATACAAAATCGTAACGATGCTTACATCTGGCTCAACGGTGAAGTTGACGACCGTGGGCGACACCAGAAGGGCTGGAACGAACTACATCCCAAGTCGCGTCTTGAAGCAGATGTTCGAGAACAGTGGACAAAGGGCAATCAAGGAACAGAAGGAGAATGGAAATGATTGAACTCACGCTACCTTGGCCTCCCACGGTCAACACTTATTGGCGCAGCTTCAACGGTCGCGTCCTCATCAGTGCAAAGGGGCGCGAGTACCGCAAGGCGGTTGCTGACCAAGTGCTGATACAACGTGCTGCAAAGCACATCGACTACGCAGTCAAGGTAGAAATCAAAGCGTACCGCCCAGACCGCCGCCGTCGTGACCTAGACAACCTCCTAAAAGCCTTGCTGGACTCCATGACGCACGCTGGTGTGATGCAGGACGACGCCTTGATTGAAGACTTGCGCGTGTACTGGGCAGATGAAATTGGCGGCATGGTCAAAATAAACATTGAGGGAATTGAATGAACACAGAACCAGAACTGATTGACCTCTATGCCATGTTTGCGCTGATGATGCAAAAGCCCGTCAAGGGAAGGTCAAAGATTGATGCGGCCTACGAGGCGTTCGAGCAGGCGCAAGCAATGATTGATGTCCGAGAAGATTTTGTAAACGAAAGGAAAAAAAATGTTTAACTCGTTCGGTGATTTTTTTTGGGCGTTCATGGCAATGAGCGGCTTCATGTTTTGGGTTTGCCTGACAATTTTTGTTGGCATGGTCATTAAGCGCAACCGAGAAAAAAGGGGGATTTACTATGAGTGAAGAGCGCGACCCACACAAGGCGGTTGACTACATCCTGAAGAACGCTGCGCTGTTTGCAAAAGCAAAAGCAGAGCGCACCTACATCGAACATTTCCGCAAGTCCCTCAAGGGCATCTTGATGAAGCGCAGCATGGAGATTGCTATCGGAGCGCAGGAGCGCGAAGCCTACGCCCACCCAGAGATGGTCGAGTTGCTCATTGGATTGAGAGCAGCGGTTGAGATCGAAGAGAAGCTGAAGTGGGACATCACAGCAGCAGAACTCAGGGTGGAAATCTGGCGCACAGAGCAAGCAAACAACCGGGCCGAGGGCAAGGCGACGATATGAATTATCACGCGGCTGGCTGGGTGCTTGTGTTGCTGGACGGCTGGGTGATGCACACCCACTGGTTGGCAGGACTCGGGTTGATTTTTTTAATTTATACGTGTTGGAGCATTTGCATGAAGACACCAGAGGATGAAGCGTTTGAACAAATTGAAGCCGACATCAAGCGTCGAGAAAAACAAAATGATGATGCCCAAATTTACGCATCACCGTGGAAGGGGTTGACTGAGTACGAGTTTGCGGGAATTTACAACCGCTGGACTGACGCCAACGGCTCAACAGCGTGGGGTCTGTACAGTGAAATTGAGAAAGCATTGAAGGGGAAGAATCATGGCTAAATTACCCTACACCTACACCATCTGCCCAACGCAAGCAGAACCAAAACGCTTTACAGCAAGCTGTGCAGAGATGGGCATACTGCTGCGCAACAGTCCAGATGGCGACCTGACCATTGATGACCGCCGCAACGGCTTGTGGGAATCGTGGGAAGGCAAAGGGGTCGTAGAACCCATGGAAGACAGACTGCACAACCTCATCAGGAGCGTCAAGAAATGACGCCACTCCAAAACAGAATTCGTGATGCCCTTAAAAAGCACGAAGACGGCATGACTGTCGGCCAACTCACGCTTGCAGTGCGGGGCAGTCCCGAGGCCATCCGAAAAGCATTGTCCAGAATGGGCGACAGCTACATCGACAGATGGATAAAAGAGGGTTGGAACTTTTCTGCTGTCCATTGCCTTGTTGCCGTCCCTGAAGACTGCCCCCGACCATGACTACGCTCAAAGAGAAAAAACACATGAGCCGGGTAGCCGAGTTGGGCTGTGCCGTCTGCCGAAGGCTAGGGCATGAAGGAACCCCGGCTGAGTTGCACCATTTAAGGGCTGGAACAGGGGCTGGAAGGCGCTCTAGCCACATGACCGTCATACCGCTATGTCCAGCCCATCACAGAGGCGCTCTGAGCGGCATCCACGGCGTCGGGACAAAGGCATGGCCCAAGCTGATGGGCTTCACTGAGCAAGACCTCTTGGACGACACCCTCAAATTGCTTGGTGTTGTCAAATAACAACATTAGGGTTTTCCTTAGAAAAATATTTTAAGAAAGTTGTTGACGAGGTTTAATCTGGGGTTAAACTACAAGCACTGACCAAGCAATACCTGCAAGGCAGCACCAGAGAAAGAACAGCGAAATGAACAACGATCTCAACCTCAACAACATCGACACACTTGGTTCTTTGTTGGCTCAAATCAAAGACCTGACGACCCAAGCCGATGCCATCAAAGATGCCATCAAAGAGTCTGCATCCGCAGGCGGTGCGAAGGTTGTCGAAGGTGTCCTGTTCAAGGCTACCTACATTGAGTCTAACAAGTCGATCTTCGACAAGGAAGCCTTCATCAAAGCCTTCAGCGCAGAGGCATACGCCAAGTACACCAAAGTGTCTGCCGTGTTCTCCGTCAAGGTCACCAGCCGCTAAAACCAACGGGGCTTCGGCCCCATCAGGAGAACACCATGACAACCATCAACCACATCAACAAAGACCTCAAAATCCTTGGCGACATCAAGCTGGTCAAAGGCAACGGCTGTTTTTATTTTGTTGGCAATGATGTCAATCTTTCAGCCGAAATGGTTTGTGTTTACCGCTTGAATGAGTTGACCCCTGAGCGGTGGTTTGAAGAAGCCAAAGTAGCATTAAAAGTAACCGAAAGCGAATCATGAAATTTCAAAACACTTTTTGTTCACAGTGTGGGGGCGAGTTTGGCCCCGGCGATAACGGCTACAGCCATTGCCGCAACCACCAGAAATTTGCAAACCACCTTGGCTACAGCGACATCGACCCCTTCGAGGTGATCAGGGTTGTGAGCGACAAGACTCTCGAAGTGCGCGAGATGAATGCAGAGCGCGACGAGAGCGTTGAGTTGGAGTTCCATGTCGGCGGCTTCAGCGCCCACTGCTCCAACCAACGTGACCAGAAATGGCACATCACGAGTGACGAGACCGCCCCCGTGATTCGCATCCGCTGGGGCAAGCACGGCTGGCAAGATGCCTATGGCCGCAGCTTCCGGTTGAGCCATAAACCAAGCAAGTTCCACGACTACAACTTCTAAACGAAAGCGCATCATGAAAATCAAAACCACAGTCCACATCCATTATCAACAAAACTCTTGGGAAAATGAAGGCAAGTTCATTGTGTTTTATGTTCACCTTGACGACACCAAAGACCGCACCTA